ATGTTGAACTGGTTCGGCCGCAAGAGCGGGCGTCCGGCCTTGCCGCGGCATGTGCTGGGCTTTGGCGGGGGCTGGGATGACGTGCCGCAGTCTTATGCGGCGCGGGTGCGCGAGGCCATGACGCGCAATCCGGTGGCGAGCCGGGCGGTCCGGCTGGTGGCGGAAAGCGCGGGCTCGGCGCCGCTGAAGGTTTGCGGCGAGGCGCTTGCGGCGCTGATCGCGCAGCCCAATCCGCGCGAGACCCGGGCGGGGTTTCTGGAGGGACTCGCGGCGCATCTGCTGCTGCACGGCAACGCCTATGTGGACGCGGCGATCGGCGCGGGCGGGCGGCCCGCCGAACTGCACGCACTGCGGCCCGACAGGGTGACGGTTGAAGGCGACGCGCGGGGGTGGCCCGCAGCGTTCCTTTACCGCGCCGGGGAGACGGCGGTGCGGCTGCCCGCGCATGGTGAAACCGCAGGCGTGCTGCACATACGCATGCTGAACCCGACCGGCGATCACTACGGGCTCGGCTGCCTGGCGGCGGCGGCGGGCGCGGTGGCGACGCACAATGCGGCGGCGGCGTGGAACCGGGCGCTGCTCGCCAATGCGGCGCGGCCTTCCGGGGCGCTGGTGTTCGAGGGCGAGGGCGCGCTGTCTCCGGCGCAGTTCGAGCGGCTGCGCGCCGAGATGGAGGCGAGCTTCGCGGGCGCGGGGAACGCCGGCCGGCCGATGCTGCTGGAAGGCGGGCTGAAGTGGCAAGCGCTTTCGATGACGCCCGCCGACATGGATTTCGCCGGGATGCACGCGGGGGCCGCGCGCGACATCGCGCTCGCCTTCGGGGTGCCGCCGATGCTGCTCGGGCTGCCGGGGGACAATACCTATGCGAACTATTCGGAAGCCAATCGCGCGCTGTGGCGGCTGACCGTGCTGCCGCTCGTCGGGCGTATCGCCGAGGCGCTGACGCACTGGCTGCGGCACTGGTGGCCGGACGCGCGCGTGACGATCGACAAGGACGATATCCCCGCGCTGTCGCACGACCGCGAGATCCTGTGGGCGCAGGTGAGCGCGGCGGATTTCCTTTCGGGCGAGGAGAAGCGGCGGCTGCTGGGGATCGACGCGGAGGATTTCGCGTGAACGCCGACGCGATGCTGACGGGCCTCATCGCGCAGGCAGCGGGGAAGGGCGCGGACCTGGTGACGCTGCGCGCGCTCGTGGAAGAGGCGAGCGAGGCGGGCACGGCGCGGGCGCTGGCGCGCGTGGGGCTGACCGACGCGAAGGCCGGCGAGGACGTGGGCGAACTGCGCGCGCTGCTCGGCGCATGGCGCGAGGCGAAGAAAAGCGCGCGCGCGGCGCTCGTCGGCTGGCTGGTGCGGCTGATGCTCGCGGGGCTGGTGATGGGGCTGGTGGTGACGGTGGGCCTGAAGGGCGTGCTCGCCGAATAGCGACAAGGACATTGCAGATGACAGGAACGGAAGGCGCGCTGCGCCTCGCCGGGTACGCGGCCGTGTTCGACGTGCCGGACCGGGGGCGGGACGTGGTGCGGAAGGGCGCGTTTGCAGGCGCGGGGGCGGTGCCGCTGCTGTGGCAGCACGACGCCGCGCGGCCGGTGGGCATTGTCGAGCGGGCCGACGAGGACGGGCGGGGGCTGCGGATTCTGGCGCGGCTGGCGGCAGGCAGCGAGGGCGCGCGCGAGGCGGCGAGTTTGCTTCGGGCCGGGGCGCTTTCGGGGCTGTCGTTCGGATACCGCGTGCGGACGTCGCGCGCCGACCGGGCGCGGGGGCTGCGGGAATTGCTGGCGGTGGAGCTGATCGAGGTCTCGCTCGTGACGTTCCCCATGCAGCCGCTGGCGCGGGTGTTTTCGATCACTGAAGGAGCGAACCATGAACTATGAAGTGAAGGCGGACGGTGAGATCGAGGCGGCGCAGGCCGGTGCGCTGCGCGAAGAGGTGGCGGCGCTGACCGCGCAGCTCGGCGCGATGCAGGTGAAGGCGGCAAGGCCCGCGCTCGGGCCCGATGCGCCGCCGGAGCGCAAGGCGTTCGCGGACTCGTATCTGCGCAAGGGCATCGCCGCGCCGGAGGTGAAGGCGATGTCGCTTGCCGACGCCGACGGCGGCTATGCCGTGCCGGTGGAGATCGACCAGAAGATCGACGCGACCCTGAAGGACATCTCGCCGATCCGCGCGATCGCGAACGTGGTGAAGGTGGGGAGCAGCAATTACCGCAAGCTGGTGGCGAGCGGCGGGTTCGCTTCGGGCTGGGTGTCGGACATCGCCGCGCGCCCCGAGACCGAGACGCCCGACTTCAACGAGATCGCGCCGCCGATGGGCGATCTTTATGCGAACCCGGCGGCGAGCCAGGCGATGCTGGATGACGCGGCGTTCGACGTGGAAAGCTGGCTGACGGACGAAATCGCGCGCGAATTCGCCGCCGTGGAAGGCGCGGCGTTCGTGAACGGAAACGGCACGAACCAGCCCAGGGGGTTCCTGAGCTACGCGACCGCAACCACCGCCGACAGCGTGCGGGCATTCGGGACGCTGCAGCATCTGCCGACGGGCGTTTCGGCGAACTTCGCGGCGAGCGAGCCGGAGAATGCGCTCATCGATCTCGTGCACCTGCTGCGGCCGGTCTACCGGCAGGGCGCGGCGTTCGTGATGAATTCGAAGACGCTGGCGCGCGTGCGCAAGATGAAGGACGGCGACGAGAATTTCCTGTGGCGTCCGGGTCTTTCGGAGGGCCAGCCGGCAACGCTGCTCGGCTATCCGGTGGTGGAGGCCGAAGCGATGCCGGACATTGCCGCAGGGAGCCTTTCGATCGCGTTCGGCAATTTCATGGCGGGTTACGTGATCGCCGAGCGCACGGCGACCCGCATCCTGCGCGACCCCTATTCGCACAAGCCCTTCGTGCACTTCTACGCGACGAAACGGATCGGCGGCGCAGTCGCCAATTCCGAAGCGATCAAACTGCTGAGATTCGCTGCGGCCTAGCCACAGCGAACGCGCCGCGGCGGTCCCCCCTGCCGCCGCGGCGCACCCTTTTCCCGACCAACCAAGGAGACAGGACATGGCGAAAGCCGTGCATAACGACGTGCTCGATGCAGCGCTCGATGCCGTGAAGACGGGCGCCACGCGCATGGTGGCGCTCGCCGCCGAACCGGCAAGCTACGCGGCTGCAAACAGCGATGCGCTCGCCGACGCGGCGATGACGAGCACCGACTTCACGATTCAGGAGGGCGTGACCTCCGGGCGGCGCCTGAGCGTCGCGGCGAAGAGCGATGTCGCCATCACCGCATCGGGCACCGCGACACACGTGGCGCTGCTCGACGGACCGGGAACGCGCCTCCTCTACGTGACCACCTGCCCCGCTCAGCCGCTCGTATCGGCAAGCACCGTGAGCTTCGGCGCGTGGGACATCGAAATCGGCGATCCCGCCTAGGATGTGCGGGGCTTCAGTCCATGACGGGCTGCAAACGGCGGCTTTCTCCGCTTCCGGTGCTCACGGACCCAAAGTCCGCTGCGCGCCGGTTCTCGAAATCCACCCTTTTCGCCTCGCCCTGAACTGAAGCCCCACACATCCCTAGGGATACTCGGCCATGACCGCTCCCCAATTCGTGAACGCCGCCGTCGTTCATTTCGACACCACGGCGAACGCGAGCCCGATCACCACCGATGCCTATGTCGTTTCGGGCACCGGCCATACGCTGATCGCCGTGATCGACCACGAGCGCGCGAACGCGTCGTCGCCGCTTGCCATCACCGGGGTCACGCGGGGCGCACAGAGCTTCACGCGCGTGAACAAGGGCGATCTCGGCTCAGCGGCGACGGTCGACGTTGCCGACATGTGGGTGCTGGAAAATGCCGCGAGCGGCAGCGCGCCGCTGGAGATCAGCCACAACGGCGTGACGGGCAGCGATATCCAGATCGGTGTCGTCGAATATGACGGCGGCGCGCCGGTCGCGGTTTCGACGCCCGCATACGTGCCGGGATCGAGCGCGGCGGTGGCGAGGTTCGGCATCACCGTGCCTGCCGACGCGCGGCTTGTGTACCTTCAGGTCGTGACGGCGTCGGCAGGCACATGGACCGGCCCTTCGCACGGCACGAGCCGGCTGACCGCGACGGTCGGCAGCGGAACCGGCGGCGGCGCGATGGCGGTTGCGGACTACGCGCCCGCCGACCCCCCCGAGACGCTGACGGACGTGGGCTATGCGTTCACGCCCGCAAGCGGCAGCTGGTCCAACGGATCGAACCACGTGATCGGCGTGATCCTTGCGGCGGCGACGGAAACGGTGATCGCGCCCTCGGCAGGGGCGCACGCCCACGGCGCGGGCGCGGCGCTGCTCGATACCGGGGATCTCTCGCCGACGGTTTCGCGCCCGCCGGGCGGCGGCGACGTGGACGCGGCGGCGAGCATCATCACGGACGGAGACAGCGCCGCGCCGACGATCGAACTGTTCGGCGACCCGGAGAGCAACGACAATATCGCGGGCACGAAGTGGGAGGGCTTCTACGCCGACATCGACCTGAAACAGACGGGCCGCACGCCGGTTTTCAAGCTCGATTATTCGACCTGGCGCACGACATCGACACCGCCGACGAACGCCCGCCTCTACTGGCGGCTCGCGTCGGACATCGGCGACCTTTATGCGTGGCAGCCGTTCGTCAACCGATCGGTGACGGATTCGATCCTGACGGTTTCGAACGACAGCGCCTTTGCCGAGAGCGCGATCCAGATCGCGAACATTCCGCCGGTCCCCTACGAGGAGCTGGAAGACTGGCTGGCGACGTGGGACGCGAACGCGAACATCTATCGCCCGCAGGCGTGCATCGATCTGGGCGTTTCATCGTCGGCGCCGAACAAATACGCCTATTTCGATTTCCCCGACCAGGTGAGCCCGGACGGGATACAGGTCGGGCACACCTTCGCGTTTGCCTTCGGCATCACGAACCCGGCGGCGACGGGGCCGAAAAAGCGGCTGTTCCATGCGTGGACGCACGCGGGCGAATGGGGCGGGCTGCGCGCGATGATGCGCTTTGCCGAGCGGCTGATGAGCGTTTCGGACGCCGATCACGATGTGCTGCGCGACGATTTCGAACACATCTTCCAGATCATCAACACGGCGGGGATGGTCGGCGGCATGGCGCGGGGCAGCGCCGAGCCGGGGGACGTCGGCGAGGATCCGAACCGCGTGTGGGGATCGAACGCGATCGACCGCAGCGACATCAACGACCCGCAGAACGCCGTCGAGGCGAGCGTGGCGATGCTGGTGACGCAGTGGGGCGTGAACGGCGATGATCTGATCAATTGCACGGGGCAGCTCGCGTGGCACAGCCATTCGGGATCGCAGACGAAGTTCGGCACCTATTCGACCGGGTTCAGCGCGGCGGAGGACGCCTTCCTCGGCCATGTCGAGGCGCTGTACGGATCGAGCCTGCATAACTACGGCGGCAGCTCGTCGAGCAGCAGCACGGCGTTCGCGCGCAGCGGCACGGTGGGCGGGTTCGCGCTGACGTTCGAATGGTCCTACGCGTTCGCGGACTTCCTGAACGAGATCGGCGACAGCGTCGACACGATCGGGCCTGCGCTCGTCGATACGTATCAGGCCGGGTGGCTGGGGGCCGGGCTGAACCCGGCCTCGGCGCTGCACAGCGCGGATGCGACGTCGGCTGCACTGTTAGCATCGGCACCCGCGCTCGCGGTTGCGGGCGCGGCGCACGGTCATCACGGCGGCGGCGGGGCGCTTTCCCTTTCCGGGCAGATCGCCGCGGCATCGTGCGGGCACGGCCAGCACGCGGGCGCATCGCCGCTGACGGCGGCGGGCGTGCTGCAGTGCGCGGGCGCCGCGATGCCGCACCGCGCGGCGCAGTCGTTTCTGAGCACGGATTTCGTTCCGCCCGGCCTTTCCGGCGCGGTGCTGCGCGTGCGGCCCGACACGCGCGTGCTCAGCGTCGGCGCAGCCTGAAACGATCAACCACGGAGTTTGCGATGGGATTCTATCTGAAAGATCCCGGCGCGCGGATCGACTACACGGTCGACTGGGCGGCGGGCTATCTGGCGGGCGATACGATCGCCGCCAGCGCATGGATCGTCGCGCCCGAAGAGGCCGGCGGCATCGCCGTCGCCGGGGCGACAAGCCTGCCCGCGCGCGCTTCGGCGACGCTGGAGGGCGGCGTGCCCGGGCACGTCTACCGCGTGACCAACCGGGTGACGCTGACGAGCGGGCGCATCGAGGAGCGCACGCTTTCCATCAGGGTGGACGAACGATGAGCGCGCCGCTGGCCGTCTCGCTCGGCGAGGTGAAAGCGTATCTGCGCATCGACGGCGCCGACGAGGACGCGCTGCTCGCGGGGCTGGTGCGGAGCGCCGCGGCGCTGTGCGAGGCGTTCACGGGCCAGGTGCTGATCGCGGAGGCGCGCAGCGAAACGGTGGCCGCGGGCGGGCAGTGGCGCCGGCTGGCCGCGACGCCCGTGCGCAGTTTCGAAGGCGCGTTCGTGGGGGAGGATGCTGCGGCGTTCGACAGCCTGACCGATGCCTCGGGGGACGGCTGGGTGCGTGTTTCCGGCAGCACGGCGGCGCGTGTCGTGGTGGAGGCGGGGCTGGCGGAAGACTGGAACGGGGTGCCCGAGCCGCTGCGGCAGGGCATCGTGCGGCTTGCGGCGCATCTCTATGCCAACCGCGATGCGGCGGGCGATGCGGGGCCGCCGGCTGCGGTCGCGGCGCTGTGGCGGCCCTGGCGGCGGATGCGCCTCGCATGAGCGGCGAGATGGCGGGCGCGCTGAAGGAGCGCATCGCGATCGGCGTTTCGGGCGCGGGCGATGCTGCGGGCGCGGCGGGCGATCCCGTGTTCGGGGTGCCGGTGTGGGCAAGCGTGGAAAGCGAGCCGCCCGCGATGGGCGCGCGGGGCGAGCGGCTCGCGGCGCCTGCGCGTTACACGATCGTGATGCGCGGAGAGGCCTCGGCAAAGGTCGGCGACCGGCTGCAATGGCGCGGGGAACGACTGACCGTGATCGCGGTGACGCGCGATCCGCTGCGGCCCGATCGCATCCTGCTGCGCGCGGAGGCAAGGCCATGACTTTGCGCGATTTGCTGCGCAGCAAAGCTGCACAAATTTCCGCGCGCGAAGAGCGCCGCATGGCGCGGCGGCTTGCGGCGGCGGGGGACATGCCGGGGGTCGATATCCGCGCGGAGGGCAGCGCGGTGCGGCTGGCCGGACGCGGACTGCGGCGCCGGGCGACCACCGATGCGCGGCTGCGCTGGCCGGGCGCGTGGCTGAGGAGCCTTTTATGAGCGATGCGGGACTTGCGCTGCAACAGGCGCTGTATGCGGCGCTCGCCGACCTGGCGGGGCCGATCGTGACGGGGGTATACGACGGGCCGCCTGCCGGTGCGGTGCTTCCGTACCTGACGATCGGGCCGGATCTCGTCACCGACATTTCCACCAAGACCGAGCGGCGGCGGCAGCATCTCTACGGCGTGACGGCGTGGGCGGCGGGGGACGCGGTTTCGGCGCTGAAGCCGGTGCTCGCCGCAGCGGAGACTGCGGTGCTCGGGATCGCCGCGCTCGACGGCCACCGGCTCGTCACCAACGACATGCTGCGCAGCCGCACGGCCGCCGACCCCGCGCGCGGGCTGGTGAGCGGCACCATCGAATTTCGCGCGCGGACGGAAACGCTTTGAAGGAGAGACGATCATGGCAGCCGAGAAGGGCAGTGCATTCCTGCTGAAAATTTCGAGCGGGGGGGCGCCCGCGACGTACCAGACGATCGCGGGGCTGCGCACGACGCAGATGTCGATCGCGAGCGACGCGGTCGCGGTGACGAACAAGGGATCGGGCGGATGGCGCGAGCTGCTTTCCGGCGGCGGGGTGCGGCATGTTTCGGTTTCGGGCGCGGGGGTGTTCACGGGCTCTACCGCCGAGGCGCTGCTGAAGACGCTGGCGCTCGGCGGCACGGTGGCGGGGTACGAGCTGAGCTTCGAGAGCGGCGAGAGGATGCAGGGGCCGTTTCTGGTGACGCGGCTCGACTATGCGGGCGATTTCGGCGGGGAGCGGACGTACACGCTCGCGCTGGAAAGCGCCGGGCCGGTGGTGACGGCGTGAGGCCCTCAGCGATGCCCTCACCAACTTCGCCTGCGGCCTTCGGCCAAGGCTTCGTATCCTCTCCCGCGGGCGGGAGAGGAGCGAATGCGGTGCGGGGGGAGGCTGAGATCGTGGTGGCGGGCGAGCGGTTGCGGCTGCGGCCCAGCTTTGCGGCGCTGGTTGCGGCGGAAGCCGAGCTTGGGCCGCTGTTCGGGCTCGTGGAGCGGGCGGCGGCGGGGCAGCTTTCGATCGCCGAGATGGCGGGGCTGTTCTGGCACTGTCTCGATCCACAAGGGCTGGAGCGGGAGGCTTTCTGCGAGGCGCTGGTGGCGGGAGGACTCGCGGCGGCGACGCCTGCGCTGAAGGCGCTGCTGACGCAGATCCTCGCCGGGCGATGACCTTCGCCGAGAGCGCGCGGCGCGCGGCGGGGCTCGCGGCGCGGCTGGGGTGGCGGGCCGATGACTTCTGGGCGGCGACGCCCGCCGATCTGCTGAACGCGCTGGGACCGGCGGCGGAAGACGCGCTGGGCGGGGCGGAACTGCGACAATTGATGGAACGCGACGATGGACGATGAGATCGAAACGCTCGTGCTGAAGGTGCGCGCGGATACGCAGGGGTTTGCGCGCGATGTCGAGACGATGTCGCGGCAACTGGATGGACCGCTGCAGGCGGGCATGGACCGGGCGGGGAGCGCGATGGAAAGCGCGCTGGGTCGCTTCATTCGCACGGGCAAGTTCGGGTTCGAAGACCTGAAGCGGACGGTGCTTTCGGTGATGAACGAGATCGCGGCGTCGACATTGCAGATGAGCATCGGCGGCGGCGGCGGATCGGGCGGGATTTTCAGCACGCTCGCGAGCGCGGCGCTGACTGCGTTCGGGCTGCCGGGTCGGGCCACCGGAGGGCCTGTGTCGCCGGGGCAGGCGTATCTGGTGGGCGAGCGGGGGCCGGAGGTGTTCGTGCCGACCGCGAGCGGGCGCATCGAGACGGGCGCTGCGGGCGGGGCGACGACGATCAACGTGACGGTGAATGCGCCTGCGGACGCGTCGCCCGCGTTCATGGCGAAAAGCGGCCGCCAGGTCGCGCGCGCGGTGCGGCAGGCGCTGCTGCGCGACGGGCGCTGAGATGCACTGGCTGGCGAAACCCGGCGACGGCATCCGGCGCGACTGGCTGAAGCGGTTCGACGCGCGCTACTGGACCGTGGATTTCGCGCGGCCCGCGATGGGCAGCGTGGTGACGACGGCGGCGGACGCGCTGCGGATCGACGCGGCATTCTATACGGCAAGCGACCTCGTCGGGCTGATCTGGGAAAGCGCGGACCGCTGGGACCATCCGCTGATCGCCTATGAGACGCGGCGCGATTACCGGGGAACGCGGCTGTCGTTCCGGTGGCGATCGGAGGGGGACTGCCGGACGCTTCCCGATCTCGACGGGCCGACGCTGACCATTGAAGGCCGGGACGCTTCCGGGACGCCGAAGAGCTGGTACGTGCGGCTGTGGAACTATGCCGAGGGCGATGCCGACGATGCGATGATTGCCCTCGATTTCGACGCGATGGACGGCGGCTTCCTGCTGCCGGGCGAGGCGGACCCGGTGTGGGCGGGGGACATCGACCGGATGTTCATCTCGGTGGTGCCGGAGGGATATACGCGCGAGGACGTGCCGCTGGCCGCGCCGGGAACGGCGACGGTGCGGATCGAGGACGTGCGCTGCGACGGGGCGTCTTCGGTGCTGGAGATCGGCGACGCATGCCTGCCGCCGCACCGGCTGCGCATGGCGGGGGGCTATGACGACAGCTACACCCTGACGCCCGAACGCGTGCTCGGAAACGCGCTGAAGCTCGGCTACCGGGACTGGTTCAACCACTATGTCGGGATGAGCCATTATTTCCGGCTGGGCTGGGACGGGGCGCGGTTCGTGGTGGCGGGCGGCGATCCGCTGAACGCGCCGTGCCGGGTATGGCACCAGGATTTCTGCGCGCGCGCCGGGGCGCTGGGGTTTCAGGTCATCCTGTCGTTGAGTTACGAACTGTTCGACGCGCACGCGCCGGAGGACTGGAAGCAGCGCGCCGGGGACGGGTCGCCCGCGCTGACGGGGTGGGAACCGCCCTCGACATTGCTGTCGCCTGCAAACGAGGCGGCGATGGCCTGGCTGCGGAGCGTGGCCGAGGCGTTCGCGGAATTCGAGGCGCCCTGGTTCCAGATCGGCGAGCCGTGGTGGTGGACGGGGTTCGGCGCGGACCGGACGCCGTGCTTCCACGATGCGGCGGCGACGGCGGCGTATGCGGCGGAGACCGGGCTGGCCGCGCCGCCCGCGATGGCGGACGTTTCGGAAACGCCGAGCACGGCGCAGGCGGCGTATCATGCGTGGCTCGGCGGCAAGCTGGGGGCTTCGACACTGGCGCTGAGGGACGCAGTGAAGGATGCCGCGCCGGGCATCAAGGTGGCGCTGCTGTTCTATGCGCCGCAGGTGCTGCGGGCGGAGGCGGACTGGCTGGCGGCGGTGAACATGCCCGCCGCGTGGGCGTATCCGGCGTTCGATGTGCTGCAGCTCGAAGACTATGACTTCGTGATCGAGGGCAATGCGGGCGGGATGCGGCGGGCGCGGACGGCGGTGAGCGATGCGCTCGGCTACGCCCCCGCCGAGCAGCATTATTTTTCGGGCTTCGTGCTGAGCGCCGCCGACCGGCACCTGTGGCAGCCGATCGCGGCGGCGGCGGAAGATGCGCTGAAGCGCGTCGCCGAAACCTTCGTGTGGGCCTTCCCGCAGGTGATGCGCGACGGGTTCACGTTTTTCGAGATCGAGGAGGATACGGCCTTGGGCTTTCATGACGTGGCGTTCCCGCTGGCGCTTGCCGAAGGTGCAAGCGGCGGGCCGCTGTTTTCGACGCAGATCGTGACCAGCGTTTCGGGGTACGAGCAGAGGAACAGCGACTGGGCGCAGGCGCGGCTGCGCTATGACGCAGGGCCGGGGGTGCGATCGGAGGAGGATCTTGCCGCGCTGATCGGATTCTTCCGCGCGCGGCGCGGGCGGGCGTTCGCGTTCCGGTTTCGCGACCCCTTCGATTTCAGCTCGAACGGCATGACGGGAACGCCCTCGCCGATCGACCAGATGCTGGGCGCGGGCGACGGCGTGCGGACGGTGTTTCCGCTCGTGAAGCACTACGGCGAAGGCGAGACGCGGCGCATCACGCGGCCCGATGCCGCGAGCGTTCGCGTCGCCGTGGCCGGAGCGGAGCAGACCGAAGGCTGGTCGCTCGAAGGCGGAGCGGTGACGTTCGAGACCGCGCCCGCCGGGGCGGTGACGGCGGGTTTCCTGTTCGACGTGCCGGTGCGCTTTGCCGAGGACAGTATCGAAGCCTCGCTGCAGGGCTGGCGCGCAGGCGATATCCCTTCGGCCCCGATCATCGAGGTGCGGGAAGCCTGATGCGCGACATACCCGAGGCGCTCGCCGCAGCGCTCGAACAGGAAACGACGAGCCTCGCCTTCTGCTGGCGGATCGAGCGCGCGGACGGCGCGGCGCTGGGCTTCACGTCCCACGACCGCGCGCTGACGGTGGACGGCATGATCTGCTCGCCGGTGCCCGGAATGGTGCCGTCGGCGCTCGCCCACGCCGATTCGGTGGAGGGCGGCGGCATGGATGTGACGGGCGCGCTCGGCAGCGGGCGCATCCGCGCCGACGAGATCGGGGCGGGCCGCTACGACCGCGCCGCTGCGGCGCTGTTTCTGGTCGACTGGCGCGCGCCCGAGGCGGCGGTGCTGCTCGCGAGCGGCGAGATCGGCGACATCGTGCGCCGCGAGGACCGCTTCGAGGCGGAACTGAAAAGCGCGCACGCCGACCTCGACCGGAGCCCGATCGCGCTCTGTACGCCGGAATGCCGCGCGCGGCTCGGCGACCCGCGCTGCGGTGTCGCGCTGGCGCCGCTGACGCACGTCGCGCGCGTGACGGCGGCGACGGGGGCGCATATCGAGACCGACCGCATCCTGCCGGATGGCGCGCTCGCCTATGGGCGGCTGCGGCCGCTCGCCGGTCCGCACGCGGGGCTGGATTTCGAGATCGTCGCATCCGCAGGCGGCGCCTTCGATCTGCGCGAGGCCGTGGCCGGGTTGATGGCGGGCGATCCGGTGGAACTGCGCGAAGGCTGCGACCGCCGCTTTTCGACGTGCCGGGACCGCTTCCTGAACACGGACAATTTCAGGGGCGAGCCGCACGTGCCCGGCACCGATTCCGTGATCCGCTACCCGAGCCTGTGATGCCCCGGCATTCGCGACACATCGATATCGCGCGCGCGGCGCGCGCGTGCGTCGGCACGCGCTGTCGCGTGCAGGGACGCGTGCCGGGTCTTGCGCTCGACTGCATCGGGGTCGCCATCGCGGCGGCGAAGGGCGCGGGGCTCTCGTTGAGCGTGCCGCACGATTATTGCCTTTCGGCCGACAACCGGGACCGGCTGGCGGCGGGGCTGGCCGGGGCGGGCTGCCTGCCCCGGGACGGCAAGCCGCTGGCGGGCGATCTCGCGCTGATCGCGGTCGCGCCCGCGCAGCATCACCTCGCCGTTTGCTGCGGCGACACGTTCGTTCACGCCCATTTCGGCCTCGGCCGCGTCGTCGAGGCGCCGCTGCCGCCGGAATGGACGCCCGCCGCCTGGCGCTTTCCGGAGACTTGAGGCTATGGCGACGCTCGTTCTGACGACCATCGGCGCAATCGTGGGCGGGCCCATCGGCGCCGGCATCGGTGCGATCGCGGGAAGCGCGATCGACGGGATGCTGTTCGCGCCCAAAGGCCGCAGCGGCCCGCGCCTCGACGACCTGACGGTGCAAAGCTCCGCCTACGGCGTGCCGCATCCCCGGCTCTACGGCACCACGCGGGCCGCCGGAAACGTGATCTGGAGTCGCGGCCTTGCCGAGACGGCGCACCGTTCGGGCGGCGGCAAGCGTTCGGGCGGGCGGACCACGACGTACAGCTATTCCGCGTCGTTCGCGGTCGCGATTTCGGCGCGGCCGATCGTGGGGATCGGGCGGATATGGGCCGACGGCAAACTGCTGCGCGGCGCGGCCGGGGACATGACCGCGGAAGGATCGATCCGCATCTACACCGGAAGCGAGACGCAGGCCGCCGACGCGCTGATCGTCGCGGCCGAAGGCGCCGCGAACGCGCCCGCCTATCGCGGGCTTGCCTATGCGGTGTTCGAGGATCTGCAGCTCGCCGACTTTGCAAACCGCATTCCCAACCTGTCGTTCGAGGTGATATCCGACGCCGCGCCGCCGACGCTGGCCGCGATCCTCGACGATCTCGCCGTGGCCGCAGGCGTCAGGATCACGACCAGCGGCCTGTCGACACCGCTGCCGGGTTTCGCCGCAGCGACGAACGCGCCGCTTTCCACCTGGGTCGCGACGCTCGGCGAACTCGGCGATGTGCGCGCGCTCGGCGGGACGCGGGTGCATCTGCATGACGACAGCGTCGAAACCGATATCGTGCTGGACGGCGCGTGGCTGGTGGAGGGCGAGAACCGCTATTCGATCGCATGCCGGAGCGGGGACGCGCCCGCCTCCGTCACCTTCGGGTATCTGGATATCGCGCGCGACTACCAGGCCGGGACGCAGCGTGCGTTCAGGCCGGGCGCGGCGGGACGCGAAGATCACGGCTCGCTTCCGGTCGCGTTTTCGGCAGGTGCGGCGAAAGGCGCGGCGCAGACCATGCTGCAGCGTTTGTGGGCGCGGCGCGAGACCGCAGAGTTCCGCCTGGGCTACCGCGCGCTTTCGCTTCAGCCGGGCGACAGGCTGCGCGACCGCGACGGCAGGCGCTGGGAAATCCGGCGCACCGCGTTCGAGGCGATGACGATCGCGCTGGAGGCCGAGCCGGTGACGTCAGGCGCCGCCGGGGACGCCGCAGCAGACGGCGGGCGCGCGGAAACGGGCGCCGATGCGCCGCAGGGCGAAACGCATTTCCACGCCTTCGAATTGCCGCCGATCGCAGGCGACGTGCCGACTGCGCCGCGACTGTGGATTGCCGCAGGCGGCACGGGAAGCGGCTGGCGGCGCGCGGAGATATGGCTGAGCGGCGATGCCGGGGCGAGCTGGTCGAGCGTCGGCATGGCCAGCGGCGGGGCAAGCGGCGGGGTACCGATGGGGACGGCGCTGTCGGCGCTGCCTTCGGCGGACCCGACGCGGTGGGATGAAGCGTCCGCGCTGGAGGTGGAGCTGATATCCGATGCGATGTGGCTGGAAAGCCGGCCGGCGCTTTCCGTGCTGGCGGGCGCGAATCTGGCGCTTGTCGGCGACGAATTGATCCAGTTCCGCAGCGCGGTGCCGATCGCGCCGCGACGGTTCCGGCTTTCGGGACTGCTTCGCGCGCGAAAGGCAAGCGAAGCGGCGATCGCGGCGCATGCGCCGGGCGAACGCTTCATCCTTCTGGAATCGCCCGCATTGTTTCCCGTCGATCTCTCCCCCGACACGATCGGCACCGACGTGACGGTGCGCCTCGTGCCGCCGGGCACGAGCGCGGCCGACAGCCCGCAGACCGTCTGCCGCGTGGCGGGCCGCGCGCTGCTGCCGCTTTCCCCCGTGCACGGCGCGGCGCGCGTGCTCGCCGACGGGGCCGTCGCGTTCTCGTGGATACGGCGGAGCCGGGCCGGGTTCGGCTGGATCGACGGCGCGGATGCGCCGCTCGGCGAGGAGCGGGAGGGTTATGCCGTGCGCTGCAGCATCGGCGACGACGCCGTGACCGGCGAGGTGAGCGAAGCGGGCTGGACGCTCTCCGCGAGCGAACAGACCGCAGCGTTCGGCACGCTTCCGGCGACTGTGCGCCTCGAGGTTCGCCAACTGAGCGCTGCGGTGGGCGCGGGCGCTCCGTTTGCCGCCGATTTCATTCTGAACCGATAG